TGCTATCGGGACTTTGTATGAGTGCATTGTGAATCAGCAGTTGGCTCATGATGGCGATCCGATGTTCACCGATCAGGTGTTGTCTGCTGTGCCACGTCAAACCGATGCTGGGTTGAGGTTGTCTAAAGGTAAGTCACGACGCAAGATTGACGCTGCTATCGCGTTGTCAATGGCGGTGGATCGTGCGACCAGACGTGAAGAGGTCGCACCGGTGCCTGGGTTCTTTGTAGTCTAGAGTCATGCCTATTTTCCTGCTAGAACTTTTTTCAATCCTGCTCATCGCTTATGGACTATTCTTGATAGCAATTCCATTAGGACTAATTTTTGTTGGTCTGTCAGTTCTATTGTTCACGGCTGCTTACGAGCGTGGTCGCGGAAAGGCTAAATAATGTTGTCAAGACTGTTGGGTGGTGGCAACGAAGGCCGAGCAATATCTACACAGTCGTTGTTTGCTTTAGGTGACGGTTTTAGTGTGACCACAAATAGTGGAACTGTGGTCACAGAAAAAGATTCGCTAAAGATTGAAGCGGTGTATGCGTGTGTGCGCATGATTTCGGATTCAATTTCTACACTCCCTGTTGACACGTTCCTTCGCTTGGATGGGACTCGTCGCCCTTACCGTCCTCGCCCGATGTGGTTGGATACACCTGAGTCTGGTGTGAGCCGTATCGAGCATTTCCAGCAGGTGTTGGTTTCGTTGATGTTGAACGGTAACTCGTTCACTCGTATTGTGCGTGACGATCAGGGGATTGCAGCTCTTGTTGTGTTGAACCCTCAGAAGGTTGAGTGTCGTCGTGACCCTGTGAATCGTCGTCCTGTGTACGTCTTTGAAAGTCGTGATGTGATTCAAGCGTCAGACATGATTCATATCACCGAGTTGCGTTTGCCTGGTGACATGCGCGGTATTTCACGCATTGACTTCATGAAAGAAAACTTGGGGTTGGCTAAAGCGTTGGAGGAGTTCGCTGCACGTTTCTTCGGTCAAGGTTCTTCGGCTTCGGGAATTATCGAGTTCCCTGGCAACCTGACCCGTGAGCAGGCTAAAGATTTGGTGTCAGGGTTTGAGGAAGGCCATAAGGGTTTGCGCAGGTCGCATCGTCCTGGTGTGTTGTTTGGTGGGGCGAAGTTCACGAAGACAACTGTGGATAATGATTCTGCACAGTTCTTGGAGTCACGTCGTTTCGCTGTAGAAGAAATCGCCCGTATCTTCCGTGTGCCTCCGAGCATGCTTGGTGTGACTACGCCTGGTGCGATGTCGTATGCGTCGGTTGAACAGAACGGCATCCAGTATGTGACCCACACGTTGAGGCCTTACATTGAAAAGATTGAGGAAGGCTATTCACGTTTGTTGGATGGTCGTGCGTTCATGAAGTTCAATGTGGATGGGTTGTTGCGTGGCGATCAGGCTTCGCGTTACGCATCGTTCTCTACAGGCTTGCAGTCAGGGTTCTTGTCTATCAATGACATTCATCGTCTTGAGGACATGGCACCTGTTGACGGGGGCGATAGTTATAGAGTGCCTTTGGCGAACGTGGATTTGTCAGCTGCGAACTTGGCTGAGATGCAGTCGAAGGCTGCGATTGCCAAAGAGTTGATTCTGTCAGGCTTTGATCCGGCTGAGGTGTTGGCTACTGTCGGGTTGCCTGCGATTGGTCATACTGGTTTGCCTTCTAGCCAGTTGCAACAGATTTCTACGGTCAACCCTGATGACCCTTCGTCTGCGTATGAGGTGAAGTCGGATCCGAATTTCCCTACGCCTATCGCACACATTTATCCTCCTACGGTGAACATGCCTGCACCGGTTGTCAATGTTGAGCCACCGATTGTGAATGTTGCTGCACCGATTGTGCGGGTCGCTGCACCTGTGGTCAATATCCCTGAACAGCGCACCACGACTCGTAGCGTTGAACGTGACGCTGATGGTCGTATCGTGACTATCACGGAAACGGTGGACAAATAATGGCTACAGGTGTTAGCACCTATTTGGCGAACAAATGGTTGGAGGCTGCTTGTAAAGCAACCTCATATTCTGTTGCAACTGTTCACGTTCAACTTCATGTTGGTTCCCCTGGTGCTGATGGTTTGTCGAATGTTGCTACGGAAACTTCACGGAAAACTTGTTCGTTTTCTTCCGCGTCGCTTGGTGTGATTAGTTCTGATGCTGATGTGGTTTGGACGAATGTTGCTGGTTCGCAAACTGTCACGTTTTTTTCTGCTTGGGATGATGCGTCTGCGGGAAACTTTTTGTTCTCTGGTGCTGTGACCGCTTCTGGTTACACAGCTGGTGACACGTTTAGTTTCGCTTCAGGTCAGTTGTCTGCTTCGTTGACGGTGGCATCGTAAACCATGACAACTAACTATCCTGCTTCGTTAGATAATTTTGTTAACCCTGCTGGCACAGCGACGCTTGCTTCACCGGATCATGCTGGTCAGCACTCTGATATCAACGATGCTGTTGAGGCGTTGCAGGCCAAGGTTGGTGTTGATTCGTCTGCTGTGGTCACCAGCCTCGACTTCAAGGTGAACAACCCTATCTCTGACAATGTAAGTGTTATTCTCGCTACACAGGTATTTGGTTAAGGAGCATTCATGGCAACATTTAGCAAAGTTTTATTGAGTGGCTCAACACAGGGCAAAGGCATCAAGGTTGTTCAAACCGCGTCTACGGGTACAACGGTTCATGCGACTGGTACTTCATCATCTGTTATTGATGAGGTGTGGTTGTATGCGTACAACAGTTCTGCTTCTCCTGTGGTTTTGACTGTTCAGTTTGGTGGTACAGCGACACCTGATGACGACATCAAACTGACAATCCCTGCTGCTAGTGGTTTGACACTTGTTGTTCCGGGGTTGGTTTTGACTGGTACTGGTTCGGCTGCGAACACTATTTATGCTTACGCTGGCACAGCGAACGTGGTAACGATTTCGGGTTATGTAAATAGGATTTCGTAATGGCTAATCCGTTACGCAGGATGGTTTCTTCTAGTCAGGTTTCTGACTGGTTCAAGATGGGTGGCACTTTGTCTATTCCATCTCGTAATGTTTTGGTGTCTGTTGAATCTCTTGTGATTGCTGGTGGCGGTGGCGGTGGCGGTGGTCGTGGTGCTGGAGGTGGCGCGGGAGGCTATCGGTCATCGGTTAGCGGTGAATCATCTGGTGGTGGTGCGTCTGCTGAATCAGTTTTGTTTCTCTCTATAAATTCTTTTCATACGGTTACGGTTGGTGCTGGTGGTTCTGGTGGGGCGTCTGGTGTGTCTGGGTCAAATGGTAGTAACTCTTTGTTTTCTACAATCACTTCAACTGGTGGTGGTGGTGGTGCTAAAGACAGTTTTGGTGGCATTGTGAATGGTTTGGCTGGTGGTTCTGGTGGTGGCGGCGGTGGTAACGACAACTCTGGTGGTGTTGGTGCTGGTGGGGCTGGAACAACGAATCAGGGTTTTGCGGGTGGTGCAGGATATTCGGCAGCAGGTAGTCGTGGTGCTGGTGGCGGTGGTGGCGGTGCGTCGGCAGTAGGTCTGAAACCAACTGCATCTGTTGGTGGTAATGGTGGTGATGGTGTTGCTTCATCTGTTACTGGTTCATCAGTAACCCGTGGCGGTGGTGGTGGTGGTGGTATTGACAAACGAGCGTATGCAGGTTCGGCTGGTACTGGTGGCTCTGGTGGTGGTGGTGGTGCTTCATCTACGGGTGCAGCAGGTACAGCAGGAACGGTAAATACGGGTGGTGGTGGTGGAGGTGGCGGTATTACTGCGAGTCCTGTAACAGGAACTGCTGGCGCAGCAGGTGGTTCAGGTGTTGTGATTCTAAAATATCCGGATTCCTTTACCATCACTATCGGTTCAGGTTTGACAGGAACAACGGCTGCACCTTCAGGCGGTTACACGGTAACAACAATTACTGCTGGCACAGGGAATGTGAGTTGGGCATAATGGCGCACTACGCTTTTTTACACAACAACATCGTGACCGAAGTGATTGTTGGTATTGATGAAACGGAACTCATTGAAGGTTTGCCACCAGAAGAATGGTATGGCAATTTCAGGAGACAGCCTTGTGTGCGCACTTCATACAACGGCAACATTCGTGGCAAGTTCGCTGGCATCGGTGACATTTATGATGAAACAACAGACATGTTTGTTGGTTCCGACTGGACACTTGTTGACGGTGTTTGGCAAGCCCCACCAGTCGAAGAAATAGAAATCTAGGGGTGTAGCCGATGGCTACCTATAACGATCCGAACATTCAGTATTCGTC